GCACCAGTAATCCAGCTCTTACCAACTCCCCGAAACGCCTGTATTTGTAGTCGCTTGGGACCATTCTGCAAGTAATCTGCAATCGCATACTGTGCCCTCGTAGGTGCAGGCAACCCTAGCTCGTGCCAGAGTGCCTGTAAAAACATTTTAAAGTCTTGTCTAAGCAAGGTTAGTGTGTTATCCATACTTAACCTCCGAACTTCTCTTGTGCAGCTTTATACATCTTTATCATAATCTGTGAAATATAATACTCATCAAGTCCAGTTATTAAAAGTTGAGGATTTAACTCTCCTTCTCTAACCTTATCTTTAAATAGATCATAACGAGCTTCAGCGTCTCTTCGTAAATTAGGATCATTTAAGTCAACATATGGATTCTTATATTCTTCTATCTTTTCGCCATAATATTTATCTGCCTTGGCTAAATAATCCCAGCTCTCTTCTATTTCATCTTGTATGTTATCTGGTAAAGCTTCAAACTCTTCTACACTTTTTGGTGCATTAAGTCGGGTTTCCTTTTTTAAGGTTTGATCTGTTATACCAAGCTCAGGTCTTTTTTTAGGTTTTAATCTTGCTAATTTTTCAGCTTCAGTTTCATTAACCCACCAATCTGGTCTCTTAATAGCATAGCGAACTTCTGTAAGCAGATCATCTGGATTTGTTAAAACTGATATTCTATATATTTCAGCATTATCATAAGTTGATCTAATAATAAGATCTTCTAAATCAAAATCGACATAATGAGCATCTGCTAAGTTAGTACTACCAAAATGTTTACCATGCAGTTTTTGATATCGTTTAGAGTAAATAAACTTTTCTAATGCTGTTTTAGTTCTACCAAGCATTGAGTCAAAAATGGGAGCCATGTTTTCTGGATCTCCAGCTGCATAACCTCTAAACTTATGATAAAAGATTCCAGTAACAGGATCTTCTTCCCAGATTTTAGCTTTTTGAGCAACAAGATGTTCTACATACCAAGGGTTGCCACTTTTGTTAGATTTAGTATCTTCGATAATTCTAAAGTATAGTTCTGGGTCGTTTTGTTTTAACCATTTCATGTACACATCATAATTAGCATTACCTATTGTAACTTTTCCTTTTTTAAGGTTTCTTTGCTTTCTTTTTAATACACTACTTGGCTGATCCCACTTATACCGTTTTTTAACTAAAGCTTCTGCCGCTGGAACATCATAAGGTACGATTGCACCTTTACCATTTATTGTTTCCTGACTAGCACTCCATCTAAAACCCATTTCAGATTGTGTGCCGTCTTTCTTAGTATAGTTAAGAGTCTTTTTACCGGGAAAGGCAAAGGTAGGTCTACTAGCAGACCATCCGGGTAGTTGCCCTGCTTCACCTCGAACTATATATCCTTCGATGCTTGATATAATGTTTTCAGCTTCATTTCTGTTAACATCATCAAGTTGTCTATATATTAATTTTCTTGAGTTATCTAGTAAATCAAGTGATCCTGTAAGTCTTGTAGTAGCATCTGGTGGTAAAGCTCTATTAATATCAGAACCTCCAAGTGCTCCTTGTATTCTATTACTAATACTAAAACCTTTGTAATCTTGTGAATCTATGTTTCTTAGTATATTCTTTTTTACTCCTTGTAAACTTAAAGCACCTTCGCTTACTTGACTACGTACTTGAGCAGCTTTTTCAACATCAAACGTACCGTCTGGTTTTATAAAACGTCTAGGATTTTTAAATGGACTTAACCTATTTTCCATTCGTCTAGTCTTAATTGCACCGGGAAGTTTAAAAGCTCCACCAATAGTACCACCAAGACCTCCAGCTGCAACAGTTTCTAATGGGCTTAAAAAACGTTGCTCATCAATACCTACACGCAGTTGCTCACCAGCAATACCCATTCCAGCACCGCCAACTATACCACGTTTAAGTGTGTCAGCTTGACCTATAACTTTAGAAAGTCCTTTGCTAGCTCCTATATTCATAAATGGTATAACACCTAACGCACCAGACGATATCACCTCTCCCCAGTTAATGTTCTCATTTCCGTAGAGGTGTTTCTGTACTAGGTAGTTAGTATATGCACCTTGACCAAAGTTAATTAATCCATAAGCTGCAATGCCAGCTGGACCACCAGCTAGCAGTCCAGATGTAGCAAAGTCTGTACCAATACCACCACCAATTTCGGTAGTCATACCTAAAATACGTTTCTTTAGTTCTTCATTCTCCATCTTTAATACTTAAATTAAGTCTGTTAGGATTAATACCAAAGTTAGGATGGTCATAATCTCGACCATACTGGTCTGTCGCAGCCTTTTCTTTAGCTTCTTCAATAGCAGCTGGACCTTTTGGATTAAAGCTATCTATGTAATGCGGGTTAATTTTATAATGATGCCCACCCTCGCTAGAAAATTGTGGCATTAAGTTATAACCGGTTTTACTAAAATTTATAGCTCCGCCACCGCTACCTATACCAAAACCACTTGATCCTACAATAGACATAAAGTCTCTCATATTTGGTACACGTACATAACGAGACCCTAAAGCAGTTTTATTTTCTGCTATCTTTTTTTCTAAATCTTGTACGATAAAGTTTAAATCACGTGTAGGTTGACCATTATTATTAATGTAACCTAATTCATTATTCCATTTAGTAGTTAATTTATTTACTTCAAACGTATAAGTGTCCTTATCCATTTTACTTTTAGGATTTGTAGTTAACATCCTGATTTCGTTTGTTAGTTGGGTTAAGGTTTTAGAAGTTTTGTCGTGGGCTTTAAGATAAGGATTTTCCTTTGTAGTTTTACTCATTGTATGTGTGATAAAATTGTATGCTCTCGGTCTGTGATACCGAATGTCGACCTCATCCAGTCGAGCCAGTTTTTACTACCCTTTTCCTGATTACATCGTCGACATGAGGGTACAACATTCGTCGTAATATCTCTTCCACCTTTGCATTTTGGGCGTACGTGGTCGATAGTAAGGTTGTGTAATTCATGAAATTCTCCGCAATAAACGCATTGACAATTAAAGTGCTCTTTGATAGCTCTTCTCCAGAGCCGTTTTGAATCTGAACTTGTCATCGTTATTAAATTGTGTAAATAGTAATCAGGGTTAGGTAGTAATGGGGTCATTTTTTAATTTTAAGTCTGCTTCGTCTGTTAATAGATGGCTTTTGTTTTCTGCCTTTGGTCTTGCTACCCTTATAATGGGCGGCATCCAAGCCGTCACGGTTGCCATATGTTCCAAGTTTTCTATTAAGTTTGTTTGCATTGACTCTAATTTCTAGACCTTTTTTAGTTTTATTATACCTAGCTTGCTGCTTTCTACGTTTAGCAGCAGCTTTAGGGTTTTTCTTGTAGTACTTAGACGTTTTGCTTGCCATAAACCCTCCTCTGTACAAGGCTAGCATCTACAGTAGGTAAAAGTTTATTTAGTTTATCAAGAGGACTGCCTTCAAAAGCTACACCTGTAATATCGTTAGTTTTTAACCAATCACATGCTGCTTTTAAATCTTGTGTAGTCGCTTCTCCACTCTTGACCCTACGTAAAAAGTCTTCCGTAACAAGATAGTGTAACTCGTTAAAGCTTTCTTCGGTGGCTTTCTTCGGTAATTTTCTTACTGTCATTGTTTGTTAGGATACATTTTCTTAGCTTCTTCTATGCTCTTTTTAGAAATCTTAACGTCAAATTGCATATCTTGAGCAACCCCGAGCCATGTGGAGACATCGTGCATGCGAGAAGCGACAGGAATCTTAAAGTCTTTACCAAACAATGTTATATGTTTAGTACCTTCTCTTAAATCACTCATTTCTCCAACTAAAGGTGTATATTGTGTTTTATACTGCCCTTCAAAAGTTTCGTTAGAATCAACATCATAAGTATCAGTCATTCTAAAACTGCCATCTTTATTTGGAGTCATTTGTACATGACCTAAAGTATATGCTGTATCATCTCCCGGAGCTCCATACGTACTTAGTAATTTACTATTAGGGTTATAATCAGGGTTTGGTATTTTTGCTGGTCCTAAATCAGCTAAACCTTCTTTGTTCTCAGGATTAGTTATAAACTCTTTTCGGTAAGGGTAATCCCCTCTAACGTGAGAAATACTAAGCCCTGTTATCAGTCTTTCTGGTAATTCAGTAATTGGTTTATTACCAACTGTTCCTCCAGTTAGATATTGTAAAAAACGCTTTTCATGTTCTTGAAGTCCAACTTTATCTATTGCTAAATCTCTTAGCTTTTTAGTAGTATCACTTGTTATAGCAGATTTGACCAGTTTGCCAACTTTGCTATTACGAAATGCTTTGCCACTTTGATTATACAAAGTTGTTAACCGGTTCTCGCTCATTCTATGCCTAATCCTTTTTTGACGATCTGTAATGCTCTGTCATCGAGCTCGTTATCTGTAGACTCAACTAGCTTTTCTAGTAGTTCAACTACAAACTTTTTAAACTTGTCGCTTTTTAAGCCTGTTAGTACAAGTGGTTTAATAAGTGCAAACATTATTTAGTCTCCTCTTTCTTAGCTTTTGGTGCTTTTTTCTTAGCAGCTGATACTTTAGCTTTAGCTTCAGCTTCTCTTGCTGCTCTTTGTAATGCGATTGTTGATGGCATGATGTTAAAAAAACTTAAATTTCTTTTCTTTTGTAGGTGGCTTGACTTTAACTATTGGGACTATATCCTGACACATTATATACATGTCTGTATTAGGACGTATCTGAAAGCCTTTTTTCATTAAGTCAGCACACTTATGGGCTCTTGTAAGTTCATACTCAAGCCGCATCTTTTCTTCATAGCGTTTTGCTATTTCTTTGCATTGTTTATAGCCTGATTTATCTAGAGGAACCATAAAGTTAATCTGGAATCCCCAGTTTTCAGCTATTGTGTAACTACTAGGCTGCATCATTTCGTCGAATGGCTTAGTATGGTTTCCCATATAGAAAGGCTGGAATGTCATTGTGCTGCCATTACAACTTATATTAGGACCAAAATACTGACGACTCTGAGCTCCATTGTTCTGGAACTGTACAGCTTGATTAGTTACGTTACCCGTAGCTGCTGCTACAGGATTGCTTACATTAGTGTCTTCTCCTTCTGCAAATGCTGGTGCAGTTATTGAGAGAAGATAGAGTAAGATGTAGTGGTACTGTCTGTTTCGATTTCTCTTTCTATTGAAATTGTTTCTATCGTGCCAGCTTCTCTGGTTGTGATCTGTAGATCCCAGTCTGCTGCGTTGGTTGTTGGTGTGTAGGTTGCACTGTCTGAACCTATCCCACCAGTACCGCCAACTGTAATATTTGTACCACTGTAAGTTGTTACGGCTGCACCTTTGATGTCGTGCTCGATAGTCTCTGTTATTACTTGGTTTGTTGTCGTTGTTGACTGCATCGACCCTGTTGTAAACTGGGGCGTGACAGTGTTCGCTCTTGCGGCTGTGGGGGACAACAGTGCTAAGAGTATTATCCATTTAGTCATGTCTTTGGTTTTTCTTTTGTTTCTTTTTTACCATTGCCAGTGGACAAGCCAAAAGTGGCGAGTGCTCCAGTAAATATTGAAGCTGGGAATGTTATATCCCCACCGGGACTCTTTTTAACCATGGGTAGTTCGACATAATTAAGGGTTATGATAAACCCAGACCAGATAACGACACCAAGACGAACCATCGCCCCCAATACCACCATCTGTTCTTCATGATCGTCTATTCCTTCTTTGATTCGTTTGAAGAGTCCTTTTTGTTCTTCCGGTTTTTTCTCCATTTAGCGATCTTATCTTGTAGGAATTTTTGTATTTTTTTACGTAGCCATTCAATTAAAGGCTGTGTAACCGTTGTAGCTGCCACAGCTGTAATCGCCGTTGTAGCTGCCACTACTATAACTTCCGTAGAAGGTTGAGGTACTGGCTGTTTAATAAACGGTATTTTTAAAGTAGGTGGTTCAACTTTTTCTTCAGTCTTGACGGGTTTAGCTTCTTGATCTCTAAGGTCGCTGGGCGGAACAACCATAGGAATGTAGTAAGGTACGTCAGCTGTAGGTAAAGGTATTTCAACTGTTTCTATCTGTACTGCATCTGGTAATACTATGGTGGGTACTTCCACTATGGTTTAGG